AATAGTAGACAGAGTAAATGCACCAATCAATAGGTTGGTAAAGTTCAAGTTTGAAAAGATGTTTTTAGAAGACAAGATGTACACAGCTTTACCAAATCTAACTAGTTGGTTATTAACTAACTTTAATCAGTTAAATCATTACGCAGAGAAATCACATAATAAATGAGTGTAAACTACGAAGTATTAAATAAGTTTTTAGATACAGATACTTTAGAATTGGAATATCATAGGGTTACTAATAATATTAACACAGTCGACATCGAAGAAGGTGTTGAAATAATATTTAAGTATTTTAGAAAACGTGGATTCCCACACTATACGGTACGAGAAGACGAAAAATATAATCACATGAAAAAACTTAGAAAGTTTAACATTGATAATATTTTTATAGATAATCAGATTATACAAACCATGCATGCTTTAAGATTAGCTTGGAATTACTTTCCACATTGGGTAGACGTTCAATGTGGTAGTTCTAAGATGCCACCAATTGGTTATTTCAATGACGATGAAAAGTTAAAGGGTATAATTAAAAAGACTTGGTCTTGGCAGTTAAATTGGGGAGCTAATAAGTTCACAGAAAACCGTTTTAGACAATGTTTAAAGATGTATCAAGGTTCGCAAGCTGTATCTAATTTCAGACCTACAGCTGCTAAAGTAATCTATGAAAAGTTTGGTGGTGAAGTTATATGGGATATGTCTTGTGGTTGGGGTGGTAGATTACTTGGATTCTTATCTGCTTCAAATACTAAACACTATATTGGTACAGAACCATCTAGTAAGACTTATGATGGACTTCTAAAGATGCGAAAAGATTTTTCGTATTTAGGAAAACGAGTTGATATTTATAAACTCGGTAGTGAAGAGTATAAACCAAAGAAAGAATCTATTGATTTGTGTTTTACATCACCACCATACTTTGATACTGAAAAATATTCAGATGAAGGTACTCAAAGTTTCAAAAAGTTTCCAACCGAAGATGGTTGGGTAAATGGGTTTTTAAAAAAGACAATAGAAAATTGTTATTACGGATTGAAAAAAAATAGCTATATGTTAATCAACATTGCTAATACACCAAAATATAAATTCATAGAAGATGAAACAGTACGAATTTCAAAAGAGTTGGGATTTATCCAAGAAGATACAGTACAATTAACGCTATCAAGTGTTATGGGTGCAGGATATAAATACGAACCCATCTTTGTTTTTAAAAAGGAGAGTAAATGACAAAGTTAAAACATGCTAATGGAAACCACCCATTAACAGAACAAGAAAAAGAAAACATGATTCAAGAGGCTGCTGAACATTATGGAAACTACATGACAGCTCTTGGATTTGATTGGAAACAAGATCCAAATTCATCTGATACTCCTATGAGAGTAGCTAAGGCTTTTGTTAATGATTTAGCTGAGGGTGTGTACTGTAATTCACCAAAGATTACGGCGTTCGATAACATAGATGGGTATGATGGTATTGTGTTTCAAGGCAACATAACGTTACATTCATTTTGTTCACATCATCATTTACCTTTTATCGGTAAAGCTCATGTGGCATATCTTCCCACACAAAATGGTATGGTTATAGGATTGAGTAAACTTAATCGTATCGTAGAGTTTTATGCTCGTAGACCACAAGTACAAGAAAATTTAACAATGCAAATACACGACCACATCGACAAGGTTTGTACAGAGAATATTGGTGTTGCTGTCAATATTGAAGCCAACCATATGTGTGCTTGTGTACGTGGAGTCAAACATGATGCCACAATGAAGACCGCTAAACTTAGTGGTGAGTTTATGAATTATAAAAGTAATTCTCGTGATGAGTTTTACAATTTTATTAAGGAGTTATAATGAAAAAAATTTTTCAGTTTGAAGGACTTCCAAGAACTTGGTTTACTATGAAAAGAAAAGAGGATATATTAAGTTTCTTGGAAACAGTAAATAAACGTGTAACTAAAGCTTTACCATTGTATTACGAAGATGCTAATATATTAGTAGATAAAGAATATTTAAGAAAAAACTTTGAAATACCATATAGTCTTATAAAAGCAGGTTCGAATTGGAGTATTAGAAAGTTAGGTAAAATGACTACAGGATTTGTTTCTGCACTTTTACCATTAGTTCCATTACCAAAAAAAGGACCATATGCTTGGGCTATTGATGTAAATCATCCTAATTATGTTAAAAGAGGAAGTGGAAAAAAAATCCCAATAATGGGACAATTAACTTTACAATGGGAACATTATTATAGTGTTGTTATGTCAAGTATTGAAATCATGTTTAGTAGAATAATGGGAGAATGGAAGTTAGATGAAGATGATTATCCCACTCAAGATAGTGACTTTTTTAGTTTACAGAAGATGATTTTTCTTAGTAATTTAGTATTTGCTACAACAGCTTCGGAAAATAAAGTATTGGCAGAGTTGGTCGATGCAGATTTAAAAAAGCTTGGTATCGATTCAAACTCTTTTAGTAGAAAAACAGTGCAAGACTTACTTTACCATAATCGTGATAAATTTGATGAGTTACTTCATAAATTTGAAAGTGCTTATTATTATAAGAAAGCTGGAATAGGTTTTCATTCACTCGATAAAGAAATATATTTACCAACAGCTACAGGATATAAATTGATTTCAAAAAGTGGTAGTACATATCATCAATTAGTACCAAGTGCTTACCACAACCTTGTTACTAAGAAACCAAAGAAGAAAGTTATAAAATCAACCCACAAATTTTGGAAATAAAATGAGTGAAACCTTAACACAATTCGGAACATCGTTTCAATCTAAAATTGTAGCTTCACTAATGAGTGATGTAAAATTCATTCAAACAATTAGTGATATATTAGAACCAGATATGTTTGATTCAGATTCAAACAAGTGGTTAGTTAAAACTATTAGAGATTACTTTTATGAATACAAGAAACAACCTACATTAGAAGTTGTAAAGTATAAAGTAGATGAGATAGATAATGATGTACTTAAATCTGGTGTGGTAGATAAACTAAGAGATGTTTGGAAGAACATAGAAGCTACAGACTTGGAGTTTGTTCAATCAGAAACATTGGACTTCTGTAAGAATCAAACATTAAAGAGTGCTATCTTACAATCAGTTGATTTATTAGAAAACAAAAACTATGATGGTATCAAGTCAATAATAGATGAGGCAATGAAGGCTGGCTCGGAGAGAGATTTAGGTCATGATTATATCCCATCGTTAGAGGTAAGATTATCAGAATCAGCTAGGATAACAGTTAAGACTCCGTGGGATGTTATCAATGATATAACAGATGGTGGTCTTGGTGCTGGTGAACTTGGTGTTGTGGTAGCTCCTGCTGGTATTGGTAAGTCTTGGACATTACAAGCTTTAGGTTCGGAAGTAATAAGACAAGGTAAGACGGTGGTTCACTATACTTTAGAATTAAATGAAAATTACGTTGGACTTAGATATGATTCCATCTTTAGTGGTGTAACAACTGGTAACATAAAATATCACAAAGAGGAAGTAGAGAAAAAATTACAATCTTTACCTGGTAAATTACTTATTAAGTATTTCCCAACAAAAGCAGCATCAGTAAATACAATAGGTGCTCATTTAAAACAAATAGAATTAAGTGGCGTGACAGTAGATATGGTTATCGTAGATTATGCTGATATCCTAATGCCTACAGGAAACTTTAAAGAGAAGAGACATGCGATTGGAACTATATATGAAGATTTACGTGGACTAGCTGGCGAGTTGGAAATTCCAATATGGACTGCTTCACAGGCTAATCGTTCAGCTCTTGAAGAAGATGTGATTGGTGCTGATAAAGTTTCTGAGGATTACTCTAAGGTTTGACTGCTGACTTTGTTATCAGTATGAGTCGTAAGGTGGAAGATAAGATTGCAAACACAGGTAGGTTTCATGTAATAAAAAATAGGTTTGGTATAGATGGTTGTACATATCCATCCACTATAAATACAAATATAGGTATTATAAAAATACACGAAGGTAGTAGTCAGTTCGGTAAAGAGACACAAGACAAGATGAATAACAGTTCAGAGTTTCTCAGAAAAGAATTAGCTAACAAGTATAATGATATGGAAAAAAAAGTTGACGGATTTGAATAAATACTAATTAAGATTGAATATATATTATATTTATCTATGTTACGATAAAAGATTATAAAGGATTAAAATGGAAAAGTTTACATTAACAGATAGTTTTATAAATAAATTTAAAAGAAAAAAACCACCATTTGGTTTCAACGGATTAGGTGAGTTAGTTTATATGAGAACCTATTCAAGAATTAAAGCAGACGGAAAGAATGAACGTTGGTGGGAAAC